TTGCCTTCCTTCTTAACTTAGACTTAATTGTTTTAAATAATTTTTCAATTTTTGGCCAGATCATTTCAAAAATTGAATACCCAACAATTTCCCAAATAATATAACCAAGAAGTCCAAATCCTATCTTCTCAAGATACTCGTACTCCCATTTTCCAGTAATAAAATATATCACAGTAGAAAAAATTAAAGCAGCAATAGTTACATGGTATAGTGTGTAACAACTTGCTTTTAAAGAAATTCTCTTGAGTGAATTCATTATAGTGCTACCTGATTTGTCTTTCCGCCACCGCCACCAGATGACTTCTTAGCAGCAGGCTTAATATCCTTTGGTGCTGCTTTCTTTGCTGCTGGTGCTGATGTCTTTGCAGATTCAACAATTTTATTAAGTAATGGTGCATTTTCTTCTCCAGTATATACTGGACGACCCCAACCAACTACAGCGTTAACCAACTTCTTTTTATTGTTCTTTACGTATGCACGAGTTTTTTCTACGCACATTCCGCCATTGCGCTGATCTCCCTTTGCAGTTCCTGAAGTGTTTCCTTCAATAACTTGAATCGTTCCATCTCCATTGTTCTTAATGCAAAGACCAACATGTGAAATACGATTTACACCATCATCTGGGAAATCAAAATAGATCCAGTCTCCTGCTTGTGGATCATCATTACGAGCATCTGACCAACGCTCATTCTTCTTAAACCAGTCTGCTGCTTGAACTGTTGATGCAGACTTAGGGAATGATTTTACTCCCGCAGTAAATGCACACCAAGAAACGAATGACTGGCACCATGGTTGGAAGTTTACCTTAATCCATGCGCCGTACTTTGTTTCGTTATCCTTTGGGCCTTCAATTGTGCCCACTTCCTTCTTTGCAACCTCAATGATTGCTTCTAAACTACCTTTTGCTGCCATGTTATTCCTCCTTGTAGGTATGACAATATAATTATATCACGATAGAAAATCTCATATTAGAGACATTCCCATTTAAAATGTTTTCTGTATCCTTCTAAATTTACTACGGTTGGATCTACCCACCAGTCTTCATGAAAGTCTCTAACGACCAGGGAATATCCAAGTGAATCTAAGATTTCTCTTTGAGCATCCCTAATAGAAGTGTTTCTCCAATACATACTAGCATCATGCTCAAATGTAATAACTGTAAATCTATATTTGTTTAGTGGAACTGCAATCAAGCCCTGCAAAGACTGGTGAGGATTTCCATCAGGCCTTCCGTTAAGTCTATATCCAGAGTCAATATCTACTTGTAGATAATCTATCTGCTTAGGAAATTTATTTTCCTCAAAATATTTTATGTAGTCAAACTTTGTAGCGTCCCCAAGGATACATGGGTTTTTTCTATTTTCTGAAACCTCTTGTTGCAGTTCTGGAACAATTTCAAAAGACACACCCTTCCAGTCAAACTCTGTTTCTAACCTATACGTGTTGCTTCCATTTTTAGAATGGTATGCTCCAAGTTCTACATAGTACCCACCTCTTTTTTTATTTAATAGGTCTATGACAAACTCTTCTTGTCTGCTTGTTGGTGCAACCTGCATCTTTATTCCTTTCATCAGTACTGCGCTGCCCCACCTGGCCTCGATCCAGGGACATCCGAATTAACAGTTCGGCACTCTACCAACTGAGTTATAGGGCAATGGGGCAGTTTAAAGTCATGCCTAGGACTATAACTTAGTTACGAATGTATGATGCGGTGCCAATTAAAATCTTTGGAAGAGATGTGAGATACTCACCAAATGTTTTAAATGTGTTGCGATTTACGTAAGATGCTGCAGATACTACAGTTGCTACAGAACTACCAGCAGTATCTGTTGGAGAACCGTTATACTTAGTGACGTGTACCTTGCCTGGTGCAACCATATCAAGACCAGGACCTGTATTGGTCAGTCCTTCAAGTTGTGTTGTGTTTCCAAGTGCTCCAACACCGATAACACCTGGAACACATGATGGGAAACCAACGAGAGTTCTTGATCCATTATTACCAGTAGCAGCAAATGTAGGAATGTTTACCGCATTTAGTTGTGATACTTGATTTGTAAATGGATTTAAAATTGATGGATTTGTACATCCAGGATGAAGTGACTGAACCCTTGTTCTTAGATCAGTGTGAATACCAGACATACTTACTGATACGGCATCAATGCTATACTTTGATGCGTTTTTATTTACCCAATCTAGAGCGCTAAAGATTGTTGACCCATCTGCTGGTGCAGATCCTGCGCCAAGTGATGTTATGTTATGTACACGAATAAAAACAATTTTTAGATTTGAATTAACAGTTAGTGCAGCCTTAACCATAGTATCTCCGTGAAATGTTCCAGACCCTAGGTTTGTTGGCCAGTTAGCAGTTGCTGCTCCTTTACCCTCCATAAATAGTTCTCCGTTAGGGCAAGACATATTCTGAGTAGGATTTTTTGACTTTACAGTTGTAAAGCAAACCTCGTGAATAATTGAGGGGAAATTATTAGAGTTAATTGCTGAATCAATAATTGCTAGGACTCGCTCATCTTGTGCTTGTGCTGGTGCAATTGCTGTAAATGCAAGTGCGATTGTTAGTAGTGATAGTAGTACTTTCTTCATTTTGTTCTCCTTGTTATTGTTTATTGTTTGATTTTTAAAACTACTTGGCAAGGGTCTCCGCCCTCTTCCCATTCTTGCTGTTCTTCATCTGTCATGTAGGGATCTCCTTCATGAGTGTTGCAGAACGGTTCTGTTACCCATCCCCGCTCAATTCCATTTTCAAGCCAGATCTCAAACTCATCAAAGTCTGACTCTATGTTCTGAATGTCCTTTAGGATCTCTTCAAATTCTTCGCTCATATTATAAGTATACTCCTAAGCGCTTATGATGTCAACTGGACCCATGCATGATGGGTTAAATTTAATTGCTGCAGATACTGCTTGCTGTACTCTATTCCTTGCATTTTTTTGTTTGTCTGTTGCATACATTACTCCATATGCATACTCTGAGCCAGAGCCAATAGAAATGTATGGCAATGAGTATTTAGACAAAGACATATCTCCAGAACTATGCTCGTAGATTTCTCCACGAATACCAATTATCAAACTAAGTTCGCCTTCTTTAGATGTGTCAATCCAGAACTCATTATAAAATTCACGAAGTTCTTTAATGAACTTGGTATGCATGTACTTATCTGTGTCTTTAATGTTAGGTGCTGATGGTCTAAAGTTATGTCTAATTCTGTCCCCGTCCATTGAGCCAGCGTATCCAATTAAGTATGGACCAACCTTCCAAACCTTTGGTGATTCAAGTGCAAGGATGACTCCATCATCTGATGCTCCACGATCTCCAGCCATATAAATTTTTTCTTCATGGCGTAAAGCAACAATACAGGTCATGACAAAGCCCTCTCCAGATAGGTGATACTCAAGTATACCATTGCCCAGAGAGGGCTGTCAACTAAGGTCAATAATGACTAATTAGCCTTTTTGTCTACCGTCTTAAACGCATCATTGATTTCTGCCAATGTGAGTTTTCCATCGTCCAAAAAAGCCCTTGCCAGTCTTTCAATGACAGTTGCTACGCCTAATAGTCCTGCTAAGAATACTGCCTGTATTGTGTCAATTCCTACAACTGCTCCAGCACCAAGTACTGATAGACCAGAAGCAGCGAAAACTGCTACGATTCTCATCAAGATATTAGTGATTGCCTTTTGTGGGTGCTCCTTCTTGGGAGGCTCTACTACCTTTTTAGTTGCCATATTTAGTCCTCCTTTCTTAGTGGGATTGTTATTAGCCAGATTACTGTGGTTGCAAGTACTGCAATACCAACAATGTCTCTTGCTGATCCCGTCAAAGTTAACCATGCTATGAAGAAGCCAAGGAGGGTAAAGGCTTGTGCGATTATTTCCACCCCTGCATCTTTTATCCATGTGAAGAATCCCTTCACAACCTTTTTGATTATTTTCATATTACCTCCTCATCCCAATCATTACGTTTGCAATCTGTGAAACAATGATTACTGGGATAATGACTTCCTGGGCTTTTTCTCTCTGATCATCTGTCATGTCCATACCTAATTCAGAGAAATTAGATAGGAGTTCTGCTACATCCACTTCAAATACTGCACCAAGTGGATCCTCAAGAAATGCCTCTGTTTGTACTTCTGTTACTGCATCTGCTAATGTAAATGGCATTGGTGTATCCCCTGCTGATTCTGCTCTATCTGTAAACTCAACGAATGCTTCTGCCAGTGCTGGGTTAGACTTCATCTGCTCAGCAATCTGTGCAACTTCTGACGGCTTAATACCAAGGTCTTCTGCAACTTCTACTTTTGCTTCTTGCGTCAATGCTTTGAGTGTTTGGCTAACTGCTGTAACTTGTTCAGGGGAAAGAGTAACTAACTTATTATCCTTGCTTGTAAGGTTAGCAATAACTCCAGATAAATCTTCTGATGTACCAGTTCCCTTTTCAGGAATGAGGGCTGCTAATACTTCATCTTTGATTTCTGCATCTGGTTCAGTCCAAGGATTATCTTCTGGCTCTGGATCTGGTCCAGGTTCTGGGGAAGGCTCTGGGGTAGGTTCTTCAGTAGGATCTACAACTGGCTCCTCAGTTGGTTCTGGATCTGGTGTAACCTCTGGGGTAGGTTCAGGTGTAGGCTCGTCTGTAGGGTCTACTGTAGGCTCTGGAGAAGGCTCTGGTGTAGGTTCTTCAGTTGGTTCATCTGTTGGGTCTGGGGATGGCTCTGGTGTAGGTTCTTCAGTTGGCTCTTCAGTCGGTTCTGGAGAAGGTTCTGGTGTGGGTTCTGGGGTAGGCTGATTGGCTGCAGCATTTGCTGCTGCTTGAGCAATAGCAGCATTAAGTTCTCTTTCTGCCTGATAATAATAATATTCCCAAGCATCACTAATAGCATTATTTAAGTCAAGGATTGACTGATTGTATATTTCTATTCTGCTATTCTTCAACTCTAAAGCATCTTCTGTATCTGCAACTGCATCAAGATGTTCTTGTGTCTTTGTTTGCAATACCTGGTTCATTGATGACAGTGTTGAATTTTCAGAGTTGTATACGCTTAGTTTGTCATTGTATACTGCCAATTTATTGTTATAGTTTGTTTGTGCTATAGCCTGTGCTGCAACAGCATCATTGTAAGCATTTAACTGTGATTGAGTTGGTCCTGATCCAGAGGAAAATGTATTAAGATTACAACTAAAATTTTGTCCCCATACTCTTGGGTTTCCAGCATAATCACATCCTGCACCAGTCCACCCTCCAGGGATTCCCCAGCCAAGAAGGTAGGAACCTGGTCCTCCACCGTTATACCACCATATTTCTACATCTAAAGTTTTGTCTTCACTAACATCATATACGGGAGAGTAATCGCTCCAAGTTGTCCCTTGCTCTACCCAGTTATCAACAGCAAGTTGCCCGTCAACATACATTCTAAAACCATCATCCGTATATCCTGCAAAGTAGGTTTGTGTAAACCATGAAGGGACTGTTATCTGTCCAGTAAATTTAACTATAAGGTTTTCATATCTATTTCCGCACACTGGAAGTTGCATGCTGCTTGAGTTCCAGGTGCCAGAACAAAGAACAGATCCTGGGGTAGCAACATTACCCTGTCTAACAAGAGTGTAAACAGTGTATGCCAAACCTGTTCCTCCAGCACTCTGCATATTTGATTGAGTGGTTTGAACATTAATGTTGGCTATGCTTAGTGCATCTTGAGCATCATTCTTTTCTTCAAGAGCGTTCTCTTTATGTTCAAGGGCCAAGGCTACTGTGGCTGTCTGACCATCCACATTTGACTGGGCAAGGTTCTTTGCTTCTAAGGCTGTGGCTTCTGCTTCTACTGCATCTTCGTGGGCATCATAGGCATCATCTTTAAGTTCCTTCGCATTTGTGGCTGAGGCAAACTTATTTTCTGCTATCTCTATAAGATCTATAAAATCATCTTGGTAGCCAAGATCGTCTACGCTATCGTTAAGTTCCTGTATTTCTTGGGCTGCAACTGTGAGTGGATCGTCAGAGTGGGCACCTTCTGGGGAGATAATGAGCCAGCCGAATGCTAAAAGTGTGGCTGCTAGTATGCGTATTAGTCTTTTAATTTACCTTTCCCCCTTGCAGACCTGATGTCTGATAGGATGATTATACCATTTTATTGCACAAAAAAGGGGCTACCATAATTGGCAACCCCTTTAGTGTTGGACTAAATTACTTAACTAGAGTAACCTTTGCCTTTGGATTCTTCTTGTTCCAATTGTTTGCTAGTGTGTTGAATGCCTTCTTCAAAGAAGCAAGTGCTGCTGCATTATCTGCAGTCAACTTGGCAATCTGTGCATCCTTAGCAGCAAGTGCTGCATCAGAAGCGACCTTTGCATCAGCAAGAGCCTTTGCAGAAGCAGCCTTCTCAGCAGCAAGAGCAGCAGCAGATGCTGCCTTCTCTGTTGCTAGTGCAGCAGCAGCATCAGCGTTAGCCTTTACAACTGCAGCATCTGAAATAGCCTTAGCAGCAAGTGCTGCATCCTTTGCAGCCTTCTCAGCAGCAAGTTCTGATACTAGATCACGAACTGCAATCTCTGCGAATGGTGCAAGTGTTGGAGCAGTCAAACCAACTACTGCTGCTGAAACTGCATCTGATGATGTTGTTGGTGCAAAAGTAATTAGTGAGCGTGTTCCTGTTGTTGGAAGAGTAGCCTTAAAGGTTGCTGTTCCAAAGTCTGTTAGAGTAGCACCAGTTGTTACTGTTGCTGTATCCATAACTGCTGTTGAAGCAAATACGGTTGCTGTAATTGACTTGCCAGATACCTTGTTGCCAAATGCATCTGTTGCAGTTACAACGATATCCTGCTTAGTTCCTGCTGCACCTGCTGTAGGTGCTGAAACTGTTAGGTTATTGATCTTGCCAGCAGTACCCTGTACATAGTATGTAAGAGTTGTTCCACCATTGTTAATTACAACGGTTCCAATTGCTGTTGTCTTTGTGTAGACAAAAAATGTTGCAGTTGTTCCAGTACCTGTTGCAATTGTCAAAGATGATGATCCTGACGATGCTCCTACTGGTGCTGCTGATGTGTGTAGTGCAGATACGATTGTTGCGTTAGTTGCAGTTGCAGTTACTGATGTTCCTGCTGCTACTGTTGCTACAAAGCGTAGTGCATCTGCTGCATCAATTGTGTTATCTGCTGGTACTGGCAATGTGGCAGGGGTAGCAATTACACCATTAGTTGTATTTGCTGTTCCATCTAGCGTTACCGCTACTGTCATTACTGTAGCATTTGCAGGTGCTACGGCGACCATGCCCAAAGTCATGGCTGCAACCACGGCTAGTGCGATTTTCTTGAATGAATTCATTTTTCTCCTTTTATTCATTGTTTATAGTGTTTTTAGTCTATCCAGATAGTCTTTTATATCTTCTATTTGGTTAGGTTTATATTGTATCACGTTCTCAGGGAGCGTGTCAACTCTGCGGGGCTGTCCCCTAAATGTATGAACCTCGACTTCAAGGTTTTGATCTCTGGGTGTATAGGATATCGCACCAAAGATAGATCCACACACAGCATCAGCAAGGTCCTTAGATTTTTTGCGTGGGTGATCGACCTTGTCATTTTTCATAATTTTAAGTTCTGTTAGTTCTTCAAACAAAAGTTCGATAGCAGGCATTACTAGTCTTTGCTCATATACAAGCATAGCCATATCCTCGTAGTGCTTCTTGGCTACAGAAACTGTTTCTGTTCTCATGCCCACTGCCTGCAACTCATTCTGGATATCAAAGGACTGCCAACGGTCAAAAGTAACTAACCCTATATTAAATCCAAGTCTGCGTAGATTTTGTATCCACTGCTTTACCTCTGAAAGATTGACTGGACCCTCTACCTTTGGCTCCCACCATGCAACAGCATCAACAACAACAATAGGCGATATCTGCTCATAGTCTTTAATTACCTGAACATTTACCCACTTCTCAACATGTGCAATTGCAACAGCACACTTATCGTGTTTCTGTGCAAGGTCAGCATGAACATAATAAACTTTATCTGGGTCTGGCTTAAAGTTTTCTTCAAATCTTCTGAATTGATCCAGTGGATTTCTGGATGTCATACAAGCACGAACCTTATCTGCTTGTTTAAAAAAGGCATCTGATGCATATGTAGGAACACAGGCAAAACGCATCATTGCGTCACCAAGGTCTGTCATAAATGCAATTTTAAAATCGTCTACCTGTCTTGTAGGATTTACTTCCCATGTAGGTCTTTTAATAGCAAAAACTCCAGGGTATTTATATGACTTAATATGATCTTCATCCCATGCAATCTCAAACCAGTTATCCTTATCATCCTCTGGAAGTAGTGGATTAATTATAAACCTATGTGTTTTACTTACTACTTCTTTGTCAGCAATTACTGCTTCATACCGCTCAGAAATAAAGTCTCCGTTATAGCGTGGGAATGATAGAAGAACTACCTTGCCAAGGTCAGGGAAACGAGAATCTACTGATCCACGAAATGCTTTGTAGATGTTGTCAGCAGTCTTACCCTGCTCATTACCAGTTGCAACCTCAGATGCAAAACCAGAAATCTCATCGAGCACTGCAAGTAAAAGGTTTAAACCTTCATGAGATTCACGCTCAGAGTGTCCAGAGTAAACTGTAACAGATTTATCAAAACCAATAGAGTCTACCTTTGCTTCATACTTACCAGCAAACCATGGTGATCTCTCAATCTTTGATTTGAAACCTTTAAAGAAAACGTTTTTAGCCTGTTGAGCATTAATAGCAACGTTAATTAAATCTATCGCATCCCCTGATGGTTTTCCAAAGTATTTTGCTGGATCTTTGAGACATAGTAATTTGTATACAATATAAGCGCAAGCCACAGTAGAGGTGAAGTCTTTACCGCTACCCTTGCCAAGTTGTAGAATGATTTCATTCTTTGTGTATTTGTCATAATATCTTGACCCCTCTTCTTCTCCCATAATATTTATAAGATCTTCTTTGCGATAAATCTGACTCATTGCCTCAACAATGTCATACTGAATATCAGATAATCCTGGCTGACCTAAATATTCTGGAGACTCAACAAACGTCTTTGCATCGACTGGAGTTTCTTCAAAATGACTATCTGCTAAAGCCTCAAGGAAATCATCAAACTTCATGGACAATGGTAATCACTTCATCCTTTTTGGCAACATCAGAAAGTCTACGCATAATCTCATCACGAACCTGTGGGTACTCAGATGCTA